CGAGCCTGATCCGATTTGGGGGACTGGCTTGGCGTTTCTCAAACGCAAGGGGCTGGCGGAAGGTCCGGCCCGCGGGTTCCTGGGCCTGCTGCGCAAGGAGCTAAGCGACGACCTGACCGTTGCCGAACTGCTCCTCGAGGCTGAGAGACAAGACATCTCCGATCCAGGCGCCTGGCTCCGCGCCGCCGCCAAACAACGCAAGAGGGACACCCATGCAAACCGCCCACAGTCTCGCGGCCTCAGCGCTGCCGAGCGCGTCGCCCAATGCAACGAAGCCGCCGAGCGTCGCGGCGCGATCGACGGAGACTTCGATGTCGTCCGCTAGCCCGATTGCCGAGCCGGTAATCCGCAAGTTGTGGCAGCACATGGCGGAAATCTATGGGCACAAGTGGACGAGCGCCTACGGCGAGGACGCCGGAGCGAGCGCCGGGCAGACCTGGGCCAAGGGTCTTGCCGGTCTGACGGCGGTTCAGGTTGGCGCCGGCATCCGAGCTGCGCTGGCGTCTGCCGAGGAATGGCCGCCAACCTTGCCGAAGTTCCGCGCCATGTGTTTCGGCGTTCCGTCGTTTGGCGTCGTGCGCGGCGAGATCAATGCTCGAGATTCCAAGCGCAGCCCGTTCGCCCTGCTGGTGTGGTCGCGAATCGATGGCGTGCGCTATCGCGCCGCCGATGCAGACCGCGCCGATCGCCTGCTGCGCGAAGCCTACGATGAGGCCGTCGAGCATATTGTCCGCGGCGGTGAATTGCCCGAACCACGCGCCGAGATTTCAGCCCCGGTCGCCGAGCCTCGCAAGCCGGCATCGCCGGAAGTCGCGCGCAAGCACCTCGAAAGTCTCATGCGCCTCGTCGCCAAAGAAGAAGACGAGCCGATCGTCGAGAACCGAATGGAGCAGCGCGCATGAGCCGCGACCCGTTGCGCGTGCGAATCCCGGCCGCGCTCGCGCTTGAGCCTATGACGGTTGACGTGCTTGCTCGGTGTTTGGCCGTTTCCTGCCATTCGATTCGGGACAGGATCGACGAGCTGCGGGCGCAGGGCATAGTCGAGCCATGCGGAATCGATCATCGCGGAAACGGTCGTCCGTTCAACGTCTACCGTATCGCCGCATGAACCATCGCGACGAAATCGCGCTCCACCTACGCGACCGAGCGGCGTGGATCGCGTACGTCGCTCAAGGCATGGCGCGCTCGCTGATGTTGCTCGACGACGAGGGGATGGTCCGCTGCGTGCGCTGCATGGGCGAGGACTATCGCGAGGCGGTGAAATCGCACCTGTCCACAGACGAGTACGCGCGGGTTAAGAAAGCAATCGCAACGGCAACCGGCAAGCGCGACGAATTCACGCGGAGGAAGGCATGAGCTACGAAGGATTCATCGGCCGCAAACTGTCGATCGTCCCACCCACAGGGATCGCCGATGTTGGCGAAATAGCTGGCCCATTGTTTCCGCACCAAGACCCTCTGACGCGATGGGCACTGAATCGTGGCCGCGCCGCCATCTTCGCCGACACGGGGCTTGGAAAGACGCGCATGCAGCTGGCATGGGCGGATGCGGTGCATCGGCTTTCCGGCCATGACGTGCTGATCCTTGCGCCGCTGGCCGTCGCTGCGCAGACGGTGCGCGAGGGGATGGAAATGGGCGTGACCGTCATACACTGCCGCGAGGCCGACGACGTTCGCCCAGGGATCAACATCACGAACTACGACCGCCTGCACAAGTTCGACTGCAATCGGTTCGGCGCGGTCGTTCTGGATGAGTCGAGCATCATCAAGCATCACACGTCAAAGACGCTAAAAACTCTGCTGGACGCATTCCGCAGCACGCCGTTCAAGCTGTGCGCAACCGCTACGCCGGCGCCGAACGACTGGACGGAACTGGGAACGCACGCGGAATTCCTCGGCATCTGCACGCAAACCGAAATGCTCGCCGAGTATTTCGTGCATGACGGAGGCGACACGCAGTCGTGGCGATTGAAGGGCCACGCGCGCGAACTGTTCTGGCGATGGGTGGCGACGTGGGCCGCGATGGTGCGCAAACCGTCTGATCTTGGATTCGACGACGCGCTGTACACGCTTCCGCCGCTTACTGTGTCGGAGCATCACGTCGAATCCGAGGCGCAGGCAAGCGACGGCATGCTGTTCGCTCTGGAAGCGTCCACGATGAGCGAGCGCCGTTCAGCGCGACGCGGAAGCCTGTCCGCGAGAGTAGAAGCGTGCGCCGCGATGGTGAACGCGGACGCGCAACCGTGGATCGTTTGGTGCGACCTGAACGACGAAGGCGACGCGCTCAAGGCGGCAATTCCTGACGCCATCGAAGTGCGCGGCTCCGATGATCCGGATGTGAAGGAACAGAGATTGCGCGACTTCGCGGAGGGCCGCGCGCGCGTCCTGATTTCCAAACCGTCGATTTGCGGATGGGGGCTGAACTGGCAGCACTGCGCTCGAATCGCGTTCGTCGGTGTAACCGATTCATGGGAGGCGTACTACCAGGCCGTGCGGCGATGCTGGCGTTTCGGTCAGAAGCGCGAGGTCCATGCGCACATTTTCGCAAGCCAACTTGAGGGCGCGATCGTCGCCAACCTCAAGCGCAAGGAAGCCGACGCCAAGACGATGGCGGATTCGCTGTCGTCGGAAACATTGGCTGCGGTACAGAAGTCCGTTCTCGGAATGGTCCGGGAATCCAACCCATACGAACCTCGCAAGGCGATCCATGTGCCGGCGTGGCTTCAATCGGAGGCTGCATGAACTGTCTGGATTCAACCGTTGCCGGGAGCTATGCGCTTTACCACGGGGATTGCGTCGAGGTTGTGCAAGGCTTGCCGGCAGCGAGCGTTGACTATTCGATATTCTCGCCTCCGTTCGCGTCGCTCTACACATACAGCAACAGCCCGCGAGACATGGGGAACTGCCGCAACGACGCGGAGTTCTTCGAGCACTTCGCACACCTGATTGCCGAGCTTCGCCGCGTGATGAAGCCTGGTCGGAATGTCTCGTTCCATTGCATGCTGATGCCGACGAGCAAGGAGAGGGACGGCTACATCGGCCTAAAGGATTTCCGTGGCGACCTGATCCGCGCTTTCCAAGCGCAGGGCTTTATCTATGCGAGCGAGGTTTGTATCTGGAAAGACCCAGTGACCGCGATGCAGCGCACGAAAGCGCTCGGCTTGCTGCACAAGACGGTGCGCGGGAATGCAGCCATGTCACGACAGGGAATCCCCGACTACCTCGTCACGATGCGCGCGCCCGGAGAACAGGTCGATCGCGTGACGCATGATCCATCCGACTACCCTGTGGACAAGTGGCAGCAGGTAGCGTCGCCGGTTTGGATGGACATCAACCCAAGCGACACCCTGCAATTCCGTAGTGCGCGCGAGCACGATGACGAGCGGCATATCTGCCCGCTGCAACTTGAGGTCATCCGCCGCGGCATCGACCTGTGGACGAACCCCGGAGACGTGGTGCTGTCGCCTTTCGCCGGCATCGGATCGGAGGGGTATGTCGCCACGCAAATGGGTAGACGTTTCGTCGGTGTCGAACTGAAAGCCAGCTACTACCGGCAAGCTGCGTTGAACCTTGCGGCAGCCGGATCGCAGTCCGACATGTTCGGATCGGCGGCAGCATGAACGCGCAAGCATGGGAATCAATGCTCACGGACGAGCAGCGCCGATTCTTCAACGCGATCTGCGGCGACTTGGCCGAGCAAATCGAATGGCACGGAAACCGCCTGACGAAAGACGACTGGCGCCACATGATTTCCGGCACGGTTCTGCGCTGGCGAACGATGCCTGGCATTGACCTCGGCGACGGCCGTCCCGGAATCGTGATGCTCGGCGGATCGAGCCTGAATCTGCGCAAGGCGGAATGCGCGGAGGCCATCACGATGGCGCTGCAGATTGGCGACCACCCGGACGAGCAGCGGCTTTCGTGTCCGCCCGTGCGATGGTCCGACACGGTGCTGCGTGGGCTCGGATTCAATCCGGACGATTTGCGGTGTGCCGCATGAAACGCTCCGCACCCATGAAGCAATCCAAGATTCTCCCGCGCCGCGAGCTCACCCGCAGCACGCCATTGGTCGCCAAGTCGCCGATGAAGAAATCGTCGCGGCCGAAGATGACGGCGCCGCGGACGTTCGCGAAAGGGAAGGACTGCACGCTCTGCCTTCCGGGCTGCCCGAACGCAACAGAGACGACCGTCCTTTGCCACCTGCGCCAGTTCAGCGGCGGCGGCATGGGAATCAAGCCATGGGACGGCGAAGCGATCCTAGCCGATGACTGGTGCCATTCGCGCCTAGACGGTCGCGTGCCGTGGATCAAAGACGCACCCGAGGGTTTCGACCTGTGGGAACACATCGCGTGGGCAATCGTCCGCACGCACCGAATCATGCACGCCGCGGGCGTGCTGCTGATGAAAGGGGAGTGATCGCATGAAACTCGAAGAGGCTCGGAAGCGGCGGGAAGAGATCGTTGCTCGGCGCGCAGCAGGGGAGGCGATGGAATCTATCGCAGCGGATCTTGTCATCACGCGGCAGCGCGTGAAGCAAATACTCGACAGCATCACGAATCCGCGCAACAACTGTCGGAAGTTCACGAGGTCACGCCTCACCCGCGGAGCCGTTTCGCGCATGCTCCGCGACCTGACGGCCGCTCCGCGTACGATTTTCCTCCGCATCACCGAACACGACTGGTCGCTTACTTTCAGCCGGTATCAGGATTCGGAAGAGGTCGGCACCTACACGCGCGACATTTCAATCGACGATCTGCATTCCGATGTCGAGTTCAAGGCGGCGGAAATGGCGCGGCGGTTCTGGCGGCGGGAAGCAGCATGACGCCGACCCAACGCAGTCTCGCCGAGCTTCGCAAGCGCGGCTATCGCTGCGCCGTGGTCGAACGGTGGAACCCGCACGCGCGCATCCGTCAAGACCTGTTCGGCGTCATTGACCTGTTGGCGATCGGGAACGGCGAGACGGTGGCTGTCCAGACGACAAGCGGCAGCAACGTCTCTGCGCGCGTCGCCAAGATCGCGGATAGCGAAGCCGCGCCCGACATGCGTGCGTCCGGCTGGCGAATCCTGGTGCACGGATGGCGGAAAAATGCCAAGGGTCGATGGACGCTGCGCGAGGTGGATGTTTCGTGAGCCTCCTCCGCCTCAAGGCCGCATTCGAGACCTCGGCGATGGGCAAGCTGTCGCCGGAGGATCGCGCGTCCATGTGGCGAGGGTTCGTGGAATACCTGATCGATCAGGCCGGCGGGCGCACGCTGTACTGGCGCGTGCCTACCGCGTTTGCCGACGATGAATTGCTCCGCCGTCAGGGCGAACTATTCGACAGTCTCGAGGGGTTGAGTACGCGCATCGCTGCCGCGCAAGCGCACGTATCGAAAGACGCGATCCACCGACACCGGAAGTGTCGCAACGCTCGTGCTTTTTCTGCGACAGCCGCATAACGAAACTGTCTCCCCGCGGCATCCACCGCATGCGGGGTTCAGGGGATGGGCAAACACTTCACGAGCGCATGCCGGCCGTTCGTTCCATCCGAGCCGATCGCTACGCTGAACGAGCGCGGCA